TAATAAGTATTCATATTCATTACTATGTGTCGCAGTTTGACCAACATTTATTAACATATCGGTAGTTTTTCCAATTGCAGAAAAAACGACAATAATTCTATTATCTTCTACTCGTTCTTTTATTATATCTTTAATCTTTATTATATTTTGACTTGTACTAATTGAGGAACCACCAAATTTACAAACAATCATTATAGATATTTAAGATTTTAAATATTTATATTAATTTAATTTAAGTATCATTAAAAATTAAGTCAACAATGTCTGATTCATTTAAAGATTTACATGATATCTTAAAATCAGAATATTTTTCATATAACGGCAGTCTTTCTTCAAATAATGAAGTAAAATTTTGCCCCGGTTCATAAACGATTCCTCGGGTGTCACCAAATTCATTTTCGAAGTCCTTCATTCTTTCTAATAAAGTATTGATATCAACATCTAAAAAAACTATTTTTGAAATTGTTCTCAAATGGTTTATACTTTTCTCACTATAAACAATACTTCCCCCTGGTGAAAAAATAACCGATTGTTTATCATCATTTCCAAGTTCAGTTATTGCTTCTTCTTCAATTTCTTTAAATTTATGAGTTCCATATTTTTTTAATATATCCGATAATTTCATATTATATTTATCTTCAATTACTTTATCAATATCAATTACTCTATAATTAAAATCATTTGCAATATGTTTACCTATGAAACTCTTACCACTAAATGGCATTCCGATAAAAGTTATATTTTTATAACTATTGTTAATTAGTTTATATTTCCAACAATTATAATCATTCTTTAATTTCTTTTTAGTACCTTCTAATTCCAATAATTTGCTAATTTTTTCTGGCATAATATATGGTACACTTGTTTTATTCATGGTTTGATAAAATTTTGCCGGATGAGCAGTTGATATAATAATATAGGGGTCATTGTCATTATCTATATTTATAGTTTTTATAAATTTTTGTACTCCTATATATCCTACACTAGTATGAGGATCAAGTGTATATTTATATTTATCATAAAACTCTTTAATTCCAATTAATGTCTCATTGTCATCTGCACTATAACTTGATATCAAATTATTAATATTCTTATTTTTGAAAACATATTGTATTCTCTTTAAATTATTTGGTAATGAAATATCCATAGCACTTGATAAAGTTGGTGTTGCTCTTTTAATATTGGTCAATGAAGAGTTATCATTATTTACATATTCTTCAAATGTATTATTAACATTAGTAGCTCCAATAAAATGTTTTACAGGTAACCCAAGTGCATGTGCTAATAATCCACCAGATAAATTACCTAAATTACCAGAAGGTACGCATATAATAGGTTTTTTAGTAGTATGTTTTTTAAGTTGAGCATATGCCCAAAAATAATATAATGATTGAGGAATAAGTCTAGCAATGTTTATAGAATTTGCTGGAAAAAACAATAGTCTATCAGTTAACTCCTTGTCAGATAATGATTTTTTTATTAAATCTTGACAATCATCAAAATTACCTTCAACTTCATATGCAAAAACATTTTTACCATAAGTTGTTAATTGTTTTTCTTGAACTTGACTAACTAAATCTTTTGGATATAAGATATGTACTTTAACATTTGGTAAATCTTGAAAAGCATCAGCTACTGCACTACCAGTATCTCCTGAAGTAGAAACAATAATATCGAAATTTTCAGTACCTTCTGGAAAATAAAATTTCAATACTCTTGACATAAATCTAGCACCCACATCTTTAAAGGTAAAAGTTGGACCATGAAATAGTTCTAGAATATACATATTATCACTACATTTTACTAATGGTATATCAAAATTAAAACTATCTTTAATTATTTCTACTAAATGCTCTTTTGGAATATCTTCACCTAATAGATTGTCTAAAACTTTTTCTGCTATTTCAAAAAATGATAGTTTTTCGATATTTTCAAAGAATTCTTCATCTAACGATTGAATATTATCTGGAAACCAAAGAGCATCAGGTAATGGGACTGGATTTAATAGACAATCTTTAAAACTATTTTTAATATAATTTTTAGTAATATCATTTGGAATCGTAGAAGTAAATTTCATTATATATAATCTTTTATTTTTTTTTAAATATATATATTATATTATATTTAATCATTTTTTGTTGGTGACAACTACCTTTTTAAAAAGTTCGTCATTAGATAAATTTGTATAATCATCTGAAGTTAATTTGTTTGCATTTTCGGTTATTTGTTCAGTAACTCCGGGCTCTCCAATAATACCATCAATTGTCTCGTTTAATGATATAATATTTTGTATATTAGACTCTGTTTTACTGATATTCAATTTTGTAATTTCGTGTAATTTTGAAGTTTTTTTCCTAATAGCATCAACTTTATCTTGAAGACTTTGAATTTTTAAATCTAAATCATCATTCATTTGCAAGTTTTCGCTTACACCAGAACCACCTATTTGAACTTTATTATTTATAATATTATCAAGTAGTGAATATTTTTCATCTAATCTAATGTTATTTACATCTTTTAGTAATTCTAATTTTTTATTCAATAATAAAATATCTTTATTAATATTTCCTAATAGTAAATGAATATTTTTTACATTAAATATATAATTTTTAATATTTTTTTCCATTATAATTTATAATAGAATATAAATATTAGCTTAATGATTATTCTTTGTATTTTTCACTAGTTTTACTTAGATTATTCAGATTAGATTGTAGTTGTTCTTCTAATTTTTTGTTTCTATTCAATTCTAATTGTATTCCCGCATCTAATAATTTTCCATATATTTGAATTTGTTGTAAATCTGTAAGATTACCTAATATACCTGTTTTAATTGTTTGTCCCTCTGGTGCGTTAAGTGTTTCTATTTTTTTCTCAACTACTTGTTGAGGAATACTTTGTTCTTTATCTACTTGTTGAGGAATACTTACTTTTTTATCTAATGGTATTGAGGATTCTTGGGTTGGTTCATCGTGGTTAGTAGAGTTTTTTTCTAATTCTTTAATAAAATTATTAAATTTATCATTTTCGAGCTCCTTTTTTAAAGAACTTATTATATTACTCAATTGGTTTATTTCTTGGAAAGATATACCATCAGGATGAACTGGAAAAGGATATATAGATTTAAAATTATCAATTGTACTATTAACATTATCTTTAACTTGGTTTGAATAATCTTTATCATTCTCATGGAAATATTTAATAATATTTTTTATATTGTCTAATAATGTTTCATAAGTTGCTTTTATAAATAGTAATCCAATATCTTTTTCTTGTTGAATAGAACCGCCTTTTTGAAGAACCGACTTGTTTATCTGACCAAGAAAAGTTAATTGTTTAATGAGTCTATCGGTATCTCTTATAGTTTTATTAATATACTCACCACGGAGTAATATTTTTTTTTTAATAGTTTTTTCCATTATAAATTATTGTAGAATATAAATTAATAATAAAATATTTTAATTTATAACCTAATGTTTATACATCTTTTTTAGATTTATCAACTATAACTTTACCTTCACCTTCATTCTTATTAGCTATCAAGTCCTCTAATAGCTCATCGTATGTTATTTTGCCATCTTGAAGCTGCTTTATTTTATCCGCTAGAATCTTATTTTGATCTTCTGAAAGCTCTTCTCTACTTACATTTTTACTTGTCTCCCTGCTCTGTTCGAGTAGTTTGGACATATTCTTTGCTCTAGTTTCACTTTCATCTTTCATCTTTGTCATGGCTGTTGTCAATCCTGCTAAACTTTTTGTTAAATTTTCGGATTGGATCCTTTGAGCTTCTATCATACCTTCTGATATTTTGTTATAGACCTCCATTTTTTGAAAATCCGTAGTATCAGAAAGAGAACCGGTTTTATTTTCTTGAACTGATGTCTTTACATTTAATTTGTCAAGTTCCTTGGGATTGTTATCTTTATTTTTTACGTCGGTATTAACGCCAGATTTAACAACTTCATCTGCTGTGGTCTTAACGGTAGGTGTATTGGTATTCATCTCCTTAGGGGGCCCAGATTTTATTTTTTCAGTAGATTGTATAGGTATAGTACCACCAATTTGTTGACCGATATGGTTTTGGATTTCCATTAAAAAGTTAAGCTGATTATCGAGTTTAACAGCATTCTTATTAATTCGCTCTATGTAATCGTTTTGTAACGCTAGTAATTTTTGTGTTTTATTAGAAAACATTTCTATATATTTTTACAGAGAAAATATGTTTGACTTAAAATTATTAAAAAATGAAATTTATGAGTTAAAAACGAATGTTCCTAATAATTACGAAAAATTATTAAATATTTATTTAAGATTAGTAATTGAATATTTATATCTAAAAAAATTAGAAATTAATTAAAAAATTGATTTAAAAAAACTAAAGGAATTAAAATTGATGACGTAATGCTAAATTGTCAGAATCATATAGGAATCCCATTAACCACCATGGCTACTAGTAACTGGATTAATAAACCAGTTACTCCTATTCAAAATGCGGTCTCAATGCATAGTATTGCATCAGTTGGATTGAACTCTTCAACCGTAAACACCAATCCATATATTTTCAATAATGAACTTGATTATGGATTACCCATTACTAACCAAAGGTCATCAGGTAGATGTTGGTTATTTGCAACTTGTAATTTAATCAGAATGGTAACCTTTTCTAATTGGAAAGAGGAATTTGGTAAAATCGAAGACTTTGAAATTTCACAAAGTTATTTATATTTTTGGGATAAAATGGAACGATATAATCGTGCTCTAAGATATTATTTGAATATTAAATCAGAAGATGTTAATCAAGACAGATATAAATATCAGTTGTTCCAAGACCCAATGGGTGATGGAGGGCAATGGGATATGGCAAAAGAGATAGTTAAAAAGTATGGTATTGTACCAAGACAGGTTTATCCAGATACCCATCATTCTAAATCATCTAGAGAAATGAATAAACTTTTAACAAAACAACTATCCAGTGATTTTACTACTCTTGATACAACAGACCAACAAGTAGTTGAACAAGTAATTATCATAATGATGAATCGAGTTTTCAAAATGCTAGTTTCATTCTTAGGCAAACCTCCAACAAACTTTGATTGGACCTTTAAAAATAAAGATTCCAAGACATTTACTTTTAGTAAAATGACACCACTTTCATTTTTAGAAAAAACTAATTTCAAGGCAGATGACTGGGTATCAATTATTAATGACCCAAGACAGGAAAATCTTTATAATAAATATTACCAAGTAAAATATCTTGGTAATGTTAAGGACCAACATGTTGGCTGGCTAAATATGGAAATGAGTAGAATTAATGAATTAACCAAAAATTCTATTGATAATAAACAACCAGTTTGGTTTGGATGTGATGTAGGAAATGAATGGGATAGAAGTAGTGGAGTTCAAGATATTGGTATTATTAATACCAAAGATGTATTAGGACTAGAATTATCTCAAGATAAGGAATCTAGACTAAAAACCTATTCATCACTACCTAATCATGCTATGTTAATTACTGGATATCATGAAGAAAATGGCAATATTAAAAGATGGAAAGTTGAAAACAGTTGGGGAAAAGCATCTGGAACAGATGGTTTCCTACTTATGACTAAGAAATGGATGGACGAGTATGTTTTCCAAATTTTGGTTAATAAACAATTACTAACTGAGGAAGAAAAGAAACAACTTGAATCCGAACCGATAGTTATTCAACCATGGGACCCGCTTGGTACACTAGCATAATATAATATTATATAATATAATATATATGAAAATTTATTTTATTACTTACGGTACTAAGACACCTTATGATTTTACTTTTGCTTTAGAAAGAATAAAGAAGGAAGCAATCAAATCTGGTTTTTTTAATTATGTTAAAGTCTATAACCCGGAAGATTTAGATAAAGATTTTAAGATAGATTATCAAGATATTTTAAAATTACGAAGAGGAGGTGGTTATTGGATTTGGAAACCACAAATTATTAAGCAGATGTTAAATGAAATAGATGAAAATGATATCATTGTTTATTTAGATGCAGGAAGCACCGTAAATAAAGATGGCAAAGTAAGATTTGACGAGTATATTAAATTATTAAATGAAAGTGAATATGGATTTATGGCTTTTGAATCAGGGTCTGGAAGAAATTATATGATTCAAGAATTAATTGATTATTTCCATACACATATCTGTCAAAAAGATTTAGAATTAACAGATAAGAATTATATAGCTACACATTTAGTTATTCAAAAAAATAATCACTCTAAATTAATTATTGATGAATTTTTTAAAATTATGGAAGCGGATCCCAATCTAATAACTGATAAATATAATAATAGTAATAGTAACAAAAAATATCCAGATTTTAAAGATAGTAGACACGACCAGTCAATATTTAGTTTATTATTTAAAGTATATGGATGTGTAAAAGTGAAGGACCCTCATTATTTTGGAAATAGAGATGATGCTTTAAAGAATAAAGATTCTAAATATTATCCTTTTATAGCTACAAGACAAAGAACTATTTCTAGTAAACAGAAAAATATTTATAATCAACGTTTGTTATTATTATCTAAAAAATCCAGATAGATAAATTTGTTATTTTCTTCCAAAATCATCTTCAACTCTAACGATATCATCTTCACCTAAATAATCACCAATTTGTATTTCTAAAAATTCTACATCATCTTCAGTATTATTAGACATACGATGTTTAGCAAGTTTTGGAATAAAGATTCGTCCATTTAATTCTAAATCAACACTAATTTCATCTAGTTGAACTGTTCCTTTTCCTTTAATAACAGTCCAATGTTCATCTCTACTATGATGGTATTGGAGTGAAAGTCTTTTTCCTGGTTTGACTACAATATGCTTTAATTGATAATTATCTTTTTGTTCGATGGTACGGTAAGTACCCCAAGGTCTTTCATATATTTGACCGACAGTATTCATTAAAAAAATATATATTATATCTTTAAATTATAATAAATATATTTTCATTAAGTAAAATAAAAATTGATATAACTTATTATATAATATCAAATACAATCATATAATGAAAGATAGAATATACTTGAATGCATCAATAGTATCAGCTGTCGCAGAGGTTACATTAACACATCCTCTTGATTATGTAAAAACTATTATGCAAAATAATTCTAAGAAGTTAAGATATAATGAAATTAAGTCTTTATTAAAAACTCCATATAAAGGTGTATCGTCTAGATTTATTGGCATTGTACCAATGCGTGTTCTTTTCTGGAATAGTTTAGACTATTTTAAGAATAAGGGATTTAATCCTTATCATGCTGCATTAATTACCTCTTTAATACAAACTACTGTAGATTATCCAATAGAGCAAATTAAAACTCAAAAGATTATTAATAATTGTAGTAGTCTAAAATCTTTTAATAATGTTAATATTCTACCTGCCATTTCAACTCATTTAATCAGAAATATTGGATTTGCAGTATGTGTTAATGGTATAATACAACAAGATCCAGATTCTTTTTATTATGGTGCAATAGGTGGATTTATAGGTTCAGTTATTACTCATCCATTTGATTCTTTGAAAACGTGGTATCAATCTGGTTATAAACATTATCCAACACATTGGAAATCATACGATTATATGAGAGGATGGAATTATAGATGTAGTGTTTCGTTAATTAGTATGAATGTTGGGTGGACTATTTATCATAGATTAAAAACCAAATTGTAAATTTTGTTATACTGTCTATTTCCGATAAACATAAATAAAAATTGATATTTTTAGTTTTTTTATAAAATATATTGTTAATAATGGACTTTAAATTATTATCAGAAGTAAATTATACAATAGAAACAGGCAATAGCGTTAATCTTCCACATGATGTATTAGAAGAATTAAGTTCCGAGTCTAAAGAGTTGCCCTATTTTTTTGAAATTTGTACAGAGTCAAGTTTAAAAAGTTACGTCGGTGTCAGAGAATTTACAGCCGACAAAGATACTATTCAAATACCTTTGTGGTTAAGTACTCAATTAGGATTAGAAGGGAATCAAGTTATAACCGTTACCTTGTTAGAGAATGTACCCAAAGGCAAATATGTAAAACTTCGCCCGGAAACTGAAGATTTTTTCGATGTTCCAGAATATGAATCTTGTTTAGAAACACAGTTATCCAAGTTTCCATTGTTCTATCAAGGACAAATACTTGACGTTCAAATATTTGATAAAACTTACAGTATTAAAATCGAAGAGATTGAACATG